TTATGATAGTGAATATGATGAAGATATTAATGATGGAAATGAAATCAAAGATGATTTTAATAAAATGGTTAAGGATTTCGAAGATGGTTTAAATTTACAAGAATTCTTATTTGATGTTGTTAATTTTACAGATTCTAAAAATAAAAATAGAATCAGCGCAGTAGAAATGAAAAATATTTTAGATAAGTATGACAAACCAATAGAAAATTTTATATATTGGTTATATTCTAAAAATAATGATCCTGATAAAACATATGGTATAACGTGGGATGATAATAGGGATAATTTCCTAGTTCAAGAATAAAAAAAAGAGGATTAATAATCCTCTTTTTTTATTTTATCTATTTTTAATTTTATTTTATTAGCCAACTCATATTTTTCATCGATTGTATATATCATCATAATATCATTAAATATATTTATTTTCATTTCTTTTAATATTTTCATATCTTCTATTTCTAATAATATATCAAATAAATTTTTTTTAAAATTATCAATTATTTCATTTATATAGATATCAATATCACTATCTCCTAATAATTGTTTAATTATCTGTTTATACACTTCATTTTGGTTTTTTATAATATCATCTAAATTATTATATATTTTATAAGATTCATTTAATATATTTATAATATCATTATTATTTATGTCTACTAATGAATTATTTTCATTATTATATTTTTTATAAAAATCAAATATATCACTAGGTTCATAAATATTATTATAGAAATATTTAGTTATAGGATTATCTTTTGATATATTATCTTGATCCCATATACCCATTAAACTTAAATAATTAAAAACTAATTGGTTTATTTTATCAGAATGTATTTTCATATAAAAATTATATTTTTTTTAATATATATAATAAATAAAAAATCTTTATTGATTATCAAAAAATGATAATTTATATTTTATATATAATGTAATTAAATAAAGTTTTAAAAAATAAATATGATAAAATGCCAATACAAGAAAAAGACTTAGGTAAATACAAAAGACCAGGTATTTATATTGAAGAAATTGATAATTCAATTATTGAATTACCTGCACAAAATCTTCTAATAAATTTAGTTCCTGGATTTTCAAAAAAAGGTCCTGTAAATAAACCTATTTATGTAGATAATAGAATAGATTTTGAGAGGATATTTGGTAAAACAGATAGACAACTAGAAAATAAAGGTTCTTATTTTCATAGAACAGTTAATAAAATGTTAGAAACTGGACCAGTTTGGGCATTAAATTTATTAAAAACATTACCTAATAGGGATGTTTTAAGTTATGTGTCAGTATCAACTAGTTCATTATACCAAAATAGTCCATTTGATAAATATCTACAATTTCAATCTGATTATGATAGATTCTTTAATAGACAAGATTTTTGGGAAAGAGATTCAGAATCATTTCTAGATGTTGTTAATGACCCAACACCAGATAATGATAGGTTATTACATTTAACAAATATGGGAGATAAGACAATAACCGTATTTATGTTCAAAACAGAATTAAAAGGGTTTGACATGACCGCTACCGATTGGTATGGTGGTGATGTTAATGTACCAACATATATACATCCAAAAAGTTTAATATCTGATTATATTATTACTGTATTAGTTTTATCAGGTGATTGGTCGAATTATAAAGATCTTAGTGTAGATCCAAGATGGTCTAAATATTTCACAATAAATGGACTTATAACAAGTAGTGTGCAGGATTTTGTTAATGAATATGGTGTTGTTTCACTAGGTGCTTATGATGTTAGTTTAATTCCAAATTTTAAAGATATTAATAATAATGATATGTATATCGAAAATATTATTAATAATAGTACTGATAGAACAGGATTATTTTGTTCATTTAATAAAGAATTATTAGAAGATAGTGAATATTTATCTGATTTAGTTGATTTAATAGGTAATAATATTGTAGGAACAGATGTAGAAACAATTAACTTTTTATCATATAATCAAGCAATTAAGGAAGAATTGACATATGATAATATTGGTTTAGATACACCAAATAACGTAATGGGTACTACTTCGTTTGGTACTAGAACAAATTATTGGAATAATTGGACACAGAGAAATATAACTAATGATACTTTTAATTCGTCATCTAGAAAATTATCATTTACTATAACAGATAATATATACATAATAAATGGTAAAGAATATACATTAACAAATAATGAAGTAGAAGTATATCCTTTAAGTGATGGTAATCAAAGATTAGATGTCGTTTATTTAGATTCATCTGGTTTACATATTATGAATGGATCAATGAATCAGTCTGGTTCTACACCATTAACTAGAGAAATTAATTTTGATAATGAAAATTCTATTATTTTGGGAACAATATTAGTATCAAATACTAATGAAACATATTCGGGCACATTTGAATGGATTACAGAAAGTGATGATAGTGGTAATTTGAATATTGTTGCTACAAATGAAGGTGATCATTTAAAAATTGAATTTCTTGGAACATCTGGTAATACTATAAGAAATTATGAGTATAAAAAATTAAGATTACATAAAATTTACCAAGAAATGTCTAAAAACTTACAGTTGAATAAAGGTGTTATAATAAATGTTGATGGAATACATAAATCAGAAATTATAGATATAAATTCATTATCATATAGTTCATCAAACAATAGTCAAATACATATCTATTTAGATAATCCATCTGATTATATATCAACTGATAAATTTGTATTGTATTATACTGATAATGAGTTTAATATAAGTGCAAGTGCAGTTGAATTAAAAACAAGTTATGATACGGCTATTAATATTGTTGCTAGATATTCTAAATTTTATTTAGATTATTTTAATGGTGAAATAAGTAATGGTGATGTACTTATTGATTCTAATGGCAATAAAGTATATTTAAAAATGTTTATTGATTCTGATGTAATAAGTGTTAAATTTTCATATGACAAAAACGGAGAACCAACAGAAACAATTAATGGTGAATATGGAATAACAATTAAATCCGACTTAGGTAATTGGAGTCAAACAATTGAAATAGAAAACGTAAGTGAAATAGAAAATCTAGATAATACAAATACTATTAAAATAGATAAAGATAGATATATTGATATTAAAAGAGGTATGTATTTGGAATCATATTATGACGAAGATTATTATAGTGGACCATCAGGTGAAGGTTATATCATGGGTGATAGAACACCTAGAAAATTAACAAGAATAGTAGATGTTAAAAATGATCCAAATAATATTAACCTTAAAATAATATACACTGATTCTCCAATTAAAATTATGACTACTGATGAAAGTTTAAATGAATATTATACTACATCTTACCCACCAGTATATAGTTATATAACTAATATTAAAGGTGTAGCATTAAAACCATTTAAAATTCATATCGATTCAATGCCTAATGGTACTGAAACTAGACAAAGTGATATATTAGATGTTATGTCTAAAAATACTCCATTATTTGGTGGATTAGTTAATAAAAATAAAATAAGTTGGAGATATTTAGTAGATTCATTTGGATTAGGTTTAACACAAAATTCTAAACAACAATATTTAGATATATGTGGTAAAAAATTAAATTGTTTAGGTTTTATAAATATGCCAAGTGCTAGACAATTTAAAAAATCAGTTAATCCAAGTTATATTAATGATGATGGATCATTAAGTACATTATTCATTAAAGAAGGAGCAGACCAAGATAAAAATCCAAATTTCTTATATTCATTTGGTGATGGTGCTGGTAGATCAACTGTCGGTTATTTCTTCCCATATGTTAGAATAACCGAAAATAATGAAACTAGATTCGTACCACCAGCAGCTAATGCAGCAACTGCATATATGAGGAAATTTACAACTAGTACAGCTGGTATATATCCACATACAATAGTAGCAGGTGTTAACACAGGAAGACTTCCTGATATTTCTGGTACAGAAATGGACTTTACTGATAATGATTTAGATAATTTATCAGAAATGGGATGTAATCCAATTATATTTATTAGAAACGTTGGATATATAATAAATGATGAAAATACAGCTCAAGTTTTTCCAGTATCTTCATTAAGCTACATGCACTCAAGAGAAGTTTTAATAGAACTTGAAAATGAATTATATGATATGTTGTTAAGATATCAGTGGAAATTCAATACACCTGGTATTAGATCTGAAATAAAATATAGAGCAGATATGATATGTCAGAAATATTTAGATATGGATGCATTATATGCTTATAGAAATATATGTGATACCACAAATAATACAAATTATATAATAGATTTACAAGGTGGTGTGTTGGATACTCATATTGAAATTGTAAAGGGAATGGGATGGATTGTTAATAATATTACTATTGAAAAAACAGGTACTATTAATTCTACTGGATTCCAACAATAGTTTAATTAATAATTTTAAAACCCACTATATTAAAATAGTGGGTTTTTTTTATTTTAAACAAGTTTAGTGTTTTTATATATAAGTATAAAATATTCAGTGAAGTATGTATAGAAAAAATAAATTTATAAAATTATCAAATGAAAAACATAATAATTTCTATAAATATGATAAAATTAATTATATAAATAACAAAACTAAAGTTATAATTACTTGTCCGATTCATGGTGATTTTCAACAATGTCCATCTTCTCATTTGAAAGGTTATGGGTGTAGAAAATGTTCAAACGATAAAAAAAGATTAAATAAGGATGATGTTTTAGTTAGATTAAATTCTATTCATAACAACAAATATAAATATACTGATTTAATATTTAATAAAAATAGTGATAAAATAAAAATAATATGTCCAGTTCACGGTGAGTTTAATCAAATATTATCAGATCATTTAAGTGGAAGAGGTTGTCCTGTTTGTGGTGGTACAAAACCTAAAGATATTGATGAATTTATTAAAAATTCTAATGATATACACTATCATAAATATAACTACACTAAATTTAATTATATTAATAATAAAACAAAAAGTATAATAATTTGTCCGATTCATGGTGAATTTAAACAAAGTCCAAATATACATTTAAAAGGATTTGGTTGTCCAGAATGCAAAACAAGAAAATCGAATACCATCGAATATATAGAGAAATCAAAAATAGTACATAATAATTATTATACATATAATAATTCTAATTATAATGGTAGTGATCAATATATAATTATAACATGTCCCATACATGGTGATTTTGAGCAAAGAGCTGCTGGTCATTTACAGGGTTTTGGTTGCAGTAAATGTAATAAAAGTAAAGGAGAAATTAAAATTGAAAAGTTTTTAATTGATAATAATATAAAATACGAAACTCAAAAATATTTAGATGGGTGTGATAATATTAATAAATTATATTTTGATTTTTATATACCGTCATATAATTTATGTATAGAATATGATGGTGAATTTCATTATAAGGATGTATTTGAAAATAATGATTTAAATAAACAAATAAAAAGGGATAATATTAAAAATGAATTCTGTAAAATTAATAATATTAAATTAATTAGAATACCATATAAAGACTTTAAAAATATTGATAATGTTTTAAAAAATAATTTATTTATGAATAATATATTAGAACAAACTGATCCATCTGGTAAATTATCCAAAGAATCGTATTTAAAATTAAATCATAATGAATTATATTTAGAAATAATAAATTATAGTAAATTAAATGAAATAGAAACAATTCCATTTAAAGAAAAAGTTTATTGTTATAAATATAATATTATTCCACCAAAATGTAGTAATCCAAATTGTAATAATTATGTTAAATTTAAAAATTCTACAATAGGCTATAAAAAATATTGTTCGATAAAATGTATTAGTTCTGATCCAAATATTAAAGATATAAAGAAGCAAAAATCTTTAGAAAAATTTGGTACTAATACGCCAGCAGAATCTCAAATAATTAAAGATAAAATTATTAAAACTAATAATGAAAGGTATGGGTATAATTGTTCATTACAGAATGAAAAGATAAAAGAAAAAAGTAAAAGAACATTAATGAAAAATTATGGTGTTGATGTACCATTAAAATCACATATTATACAGCAAAAAAGAATAAGTAATTTTAATGTTAATGAATGGCGCAAAAAATTTGAAGAAACAATGTTAGAAAAATATGGAGTTAAACATGCACTACAATCAGAAGAAATAAAAGAAAAAACTAAGAATACAAATTTATTTAAATATGGTAAAGATAATCCAAATAAAGTGGAAGAATTTATTCAAAAGAGAGTAAATAATAGAGATGAAAATAAATGGCAAGAAAATTTAAAAAATACTATGTTTAATCTATATGATGTTAATAATTCTATGGATATTAAAGATTTTAGAAATAAAATTTCTTTAACTCAACGATTAAAAGAAAAAGAAAACAATAATTCAATATTAGATATTGATATAGATAATAAACAATATATAATGAAATGTGATTGTGGTAAAGAACATAATTTTGAAATATCATTCCCTTTATATAAAAGTAGAAAACAATTTAATTATAAATATTGTACTATATGTTTCCCACCATATAAAAATAATATATCACAATTGGAAACAGAATTATTAAATTTCATAAAAGAAAATTATGATAAAGAAATTATTATTAATTCTAAAAAAATTATACCACCATACGAATTAGATATTTATTTACCAGATTTAAAATTATCATTTGAATTTAATGGTGTTTATTGGCATAATGAATTAAATAAATCAAATAATTATCACTTTAATAAAACTAATTTATGTTTAGAAAGAAATATACAATTAATTCATATTTATGAAGACGATTGGGTTTATAAACAAGATATTGTTAAATCTATGATTTTAAATAAACTAAATAAAACATCAAATAAAATATTTGCAAGAAAATGTGAAATTAGAGAAATTGATAATAATAAAATAGTTAGATATTTTTTAAATAAAAATCACATACAAGGATTTGTTGGTTCTAATTTTAAAATTGGATTATTCTATAATAATGAAATTGTTAGTTTAATGACATTTGGTAAATTAAGAAAAAGTATGAACTCTAAAAATAGTGAAAGCAATTATGAAATGTTAAGGTTTTGTAATAAATTAAATACTAGTGTAATAGGTGGGTCATCAAAGTTATTTAAATATTTTATTAATAAATATAACCCAAAAGAAGTTATAAGTTATGCTGATAGAAGTTATTCAAATGGGAATTTATATGAAAAATTAAATTTTAATTTAGAACATATTACAGAACCAAATTATTATTATGTAGTAGATGGGATAAGAAGATATAGATTTAATTATAGGAAAGATTTATTAGTTAAAGAAGGATTCGATTCAAATAAATCAGAACATGATATAATGTTAGAAAGAAAAATATATCGTATTTATAATTCAGGTAATTATAAATTTATATATAAAAATAAAAAATAATATGGATATAATTAAAAAATTCGACGAATTTAATATATTTGAAAATATTAAATTAACTGATGATGAAAAAAAATATTTATGGTCTAAATTAGAATATAGAAAAAAGAAAACTGCAATAGAACAAGAAAATGAGTTGTTTAATTTATTAAATAGTGATAAAAAATCATATAATAATGATGAATTTAATTTAATTTTAAATTCTTTAGAATATAAATTTAGAAAAAAATTAAAAAGACAAGATACACCATTAGATAATGATAATTTTATGAGCATATCCGATAAAATACCAGATGAATGGGTAGGAATTAAATATTCATCTATTGATGCCAAAAAAAGGAAAGATAAAAAATAAGTATTATTTTTTTATATATAGTATATATCAAAAAATGATAAAAATTTTTTAATATATAATATAAGAAAATGAAAAAATAATAATAATAACATGGCAGGATTACCACATTTTACAAATATTACAAGTCACAATAGTAAATGGGAACCAATTTATAAAAATTTATTTGAAGTAGAAATATTTTTACCAGAAGCATTATCAGATATACATGGTACAGAAGGTAAATTATTACTATTGGAGAATTGTAAAAACGCCAAATTACCAACATACCCAACATTATCTACAATAGAACAGAGATATAAATATTCTACTAGATTATTTGTTGGATTCCCTGATAGTACATCAGCAACTGGTTTAGATTTTGTTTTTAATATAAATCAAAATGATGCTAAACAGATGTTTACTTTTAGAATGATAAAAGATTGGTATGATTTAGCGTGGAATAATGAAGATGGATCATCATCTTATAAATCAAATATGACCGGTACAATTATTGTTTATCAACATGATAGAGAAGGTGTTATAATAAGAAGAGCAACTTATCACAATACTCAAATAACTGGATTTAACGTTGGTGAAGATTTAGTTTGGGGTGGTGGGGCTGATATTCAAGAACTTACCGCTAATTTTGTTGCTGACTATTGGGAGGATTATTACTTCTAACTAGTTCATAATGAAGTAGTTAAGAAAAATAATAAATTTACATATATAACCCCTTAGAAATAAGGGGTTTAATTTTCGTATTTTTTGATTTTCTGGAAGATTTATTCAAAAAAATAATAAACTTTAATCATTTTATTTAATATATAATAAAAATAACATATGAGTATGGAAGAATTAAAAAAATGTACTAAATGTTTATTAGGTAAATCATTTGGTGAATTTTCTAAGAAATATAAAGATAAAAATGGAGTACAAAAATATTCTACAATTTGTAAAAAATGCACAAATGAATATTTATCTGTTTACCGTAATATTGAAAAAAATAAATTAAAACAAATTGATTATGATAAAGAATATTATGAAAAAAATAGAGAAAAAATATTGAAAAGGAAAAAGGATTACCATAAAGAAAATCAAGAAATAATTCTAGAAAAGAAAAGAAAATATAGAAAAATTCCTAAAAATAAAGAAAGAGCTAAAGAATATATAAAAAAATATAAAGTTGAAAATAGAGATAAATATTACCAATATAGAAGAAATAATCCACATATTATAGCATGGAGAAGGATGTTATATAGAACTTTATATCATATGGGTACGAAAAAAGAAGGTACAACTCAAGAAATGTTAGGATATTCAGCAGTTCAATTAAAACATAGAATTGAAAAACAATTTACAGAGGGGATGACGTGGAGTAATTATGGCGAATGGGAAATTGATCATATTATGCCATTAACTTCGTTTGATAGTGCAACTGATCCTAGTATAGTAA